TTTAAATGCTTGGAAGATTGGGTTTACGTATGTGTTGAGTTTAGGTTCTGAAGTTTTCTTACCACCTGCTTTAAGAGAGGTTCCTAAGATTGCACCATCTGTAAACTGTAGAAAGATGTCGCCTGGATGTTTGGATGGAACACCAGCTGGTTTTGCACGGTATCCCCAAAAAACATTCTTGATTGACTTCGCTTTCATTTCATCGTAAATGTACTTTGTAATACCTATTGCATTCTCTACTTTCTCTTGAAACTTAGATGAATCTTCTGCTTGTGCAATGAAGTCTTTTGCAGATTGTTTGTCTGTACTACCAACACACTTTAACTTGTCTACATCCTGTTGAAGTATCCACTCATAGAATGATGAAACTGATTTGGGTTTGTAGTTCTTCTCCCATGCAATACAAGGAAACAACTCTGTGATACTTGAGTTTAGTGTTGTCTCATTCATGCCACCACTCTTGGGTTTAAACATGATGATTGCACGGTCTCCATTCAATGATGGAATAAAGATAGGGTCAAAACTTGATAATGAACTTCCCTTCACCTCTGCAGTGATATCTGCATTCCTTAACTTCTTTTCTACCTCGTCTCTATCACTATCTCTATCTTGTGTCTTGACAACAAAAACTGTAGTCTTACTATTAGATTTTTTATGTTTCTCAATGGTCAACCCATCGGTTACTTCTGAAGGTAAGTCTTTAACTTCTAATGCTTCATCCAGTGTTGGGATATCAAGTTTGATATCTTCCAGTTTTGGGTCGAGTAGTTGATTGAATGATTTCATAATACTATTTATCCTATTCTGCTAGTCTAGAGAAATTTTTATACTTCTCAAATCTTAACACATTACTGAACTTATCATATAATGTATCACCTTTATGACTAATGATAAATGCATTTACTCCATCTGTCAAGGTGTTTAACAGCTTTAAGAATTCATCTGTTCCTGTAACGTCTAGTGACGAGTCGAATACCTCATCTAGAATAAGTAAGTTAGTGTTTACACTGTTCTTCATTCTTGCAACACTTCTCCATGTGAATAGTAGTGCAAGGTCGATTCTCATCTTCTCACCTTGTGAAAAGTTTTCATATTTGAATACGTCACGGAATCTTGATTTGATTGTTTCGTCGAAGGATTCATCTAGTTCGAACCCAACATAGAACTCAAGTTGTGCTAGATACTTATTAATAAGTTTGTTCATGATGGGAACGTACTGTTTAATAATCTTCTCTTTAACACCTTGGTCTCTGAGCAACATGGTTGCAATCTCATAGTAATGTGTTCTGTCTATAAGAGCTTTATGTTTGGTGTGTAGCACATCTAAGTCATCTTCACCTTTGGTGATTCTTTCATGTACATCTGTACCACCATCGGATTCAATTTTTAATGTCTCTATTTCACCATTAATTTTTTGGATGTATTTTTGATTGGATAGGATTTCTGTTTGATGTAACCCTACTTGTCTTTGGATGTTGTCGATGTCTGACTGGATGTCACTGATTTCGATGATTCGTTTTGAGGCACTGGAAACTCCGTCTTCAATCTGTTGCAATGCAGATGCAATCTCCGTTGCCTTCTTAGTCTTTGATTCGAGATGTTCTTTCTTATGTTCCTCATCTAAACCCTGTTTACATACTGGACATTCATCGTTCTCTTCATAGAACTCAACTTCTTTTAATGCTTTCTTTCTTGCATTGGTAAGTTGTTTCTCCATATCTTGTAAGTCTTTTAACTTCTTACTAATGGAATCTTTATCTGAAATTGTTAACTGTATAGTTGCAATCTCTTCACTGTTAGTATCTATAACTTCTAATAGCTCACCTATATGAATGTTAGTATCCACTACCGTTTTTTCAAACTGAGTAATCTTTGTCATTCTATTTTCTGTCATGACTTTTACTTGTTCGTTCAATCCATTGAGTCTTTCCTCTAAGATTTCAACTGCATGTTGTGTATCTTTAACTTCAATGATATGTGCAGCCTTTTTCTTTCTAAGAAGCTGCATCATTGTTGTGAAGATATTGATATCCAGTAAATCTTCTACTAGTTTTCTACGGTCTTTTGCTCTAAGTTGCATGAAGGGTGTAAAGTTAGCAGAACCAAGAATTGCAACCTGTGTAAATGAACGGTAAGACATTTTAAGAATATGTTTCTCAAGATGGTCTTGATAGTCTCTCACTGTTGCGTCTTGGTTAACAAGTATATCATCAACATAGAGTTCAAATATATTTGGTTTTGCGCCACGGATTATTTTGTATTCTTTTTTACCGATATAAAATTCAACCTCAACGACTAAAGCTTTCTCGTTAATACTATTAATAAGTAATTCTTTTTTTAGGTTCCTAAATCCACGTCCGTATAATCCAAAACATAATGCATCTAATAGTGTGGATTTACCAGCACCATTCTCTCCAAGGATAAGAGTAGTTTGATGACTATTTAATTCTATTTCAGTAAATTTGTTTCCCGATGAAAGTAAATTCTTCCATCTTACCTTTGTAAAATTTATCATAAGTAAGTGTGTTCGTCCAATGCTTCATTATATAAGGTCTTCATAATCTCGTCTAGCTTTTCTTTCTTACCTTGTATCTCTAACCCATCAACATACTTGGATAATATGGTTAGGGTATCGTCGACTCCTTCGATTTCATCATCGTCAAAGAAATCCATATGTTTATTATCATCTACGATTGCAACATGTAAAGGGTTGGATGCATGTACCTTGTCTAGGAATGAATCAAACCAATAAGGATTGTCTTTATTAACAACAATAACCTTTACAAATTTACCCTCAAATCTTGAGTAGTCAATATCTTGCAAGGCCTCGAAATTTTCTATCTTACCATCATCATAATATCCTTTCTCAAACATGGTTAAAGGATTGTGAACTGGTGTAAGTTCTTTTGTTTCTGTATCAAAAATGTGGAAGTACTTCTTGTCATTATAATCTGACCAAGTGAATTCCATTTGTGAACCTAAGTATCTAACATTCTTTACTTCTGATTTGTGATGGAAATGTCCACTGTATACTTGTTCAAATCTCTTGAGATACGATATGTCGAGTCCATGTTGACATGTCATGTTAGGTAATAGTAATGCACCTTCTATCTCGAAGTGACCCATACAATGAGTTGCAGCTGCAGTCTGCATGAAGTCTACCATGTCTGCATAGTTATCATTGTTAATCCATGGAACTAATGCAATTGGGAAGTCGTCATATTCCTTTACAATAGGGTCGGCATATACGGTAATATTAGGTTGATTATAAAGAAGTAACTCGGGTGAATTAACATCATTCGTGTTCTTATAATATGTATCATGGTTACCTAGAATCAAGTCCATCTTGATTCCCCTTTCATTAAGTGGGTCTACAAAGTGTTCGATGTTTGCTTTCATCGATGCAAAGTTTACGTACTTACGTCTATCAAAGTAATCACCCATATGGATAATCTGTTTGATGTTATGCTCGTCTAGGTATGGAAAGAATATCTCTTTATAGAAACGTCCTTGATACTTGGACATTTCAACCATATCTGAACGGACACCACAGTGGGTGTCGTTTAATATTGCTATCTTCATTCAGTAAAGTTTTCTAAGTTCTTATTAGTTTTCTTTTTTTTGTTTTTTGATTTACGTGGTTCATACTCTACACGATTCATATTCTCTTGCAGCCACTCTACGTTAGAGTTGACTAATGATGGGTCATGTTGACCATCGATAGTTGCAAATGAATCCATTGTAATAGATGATTCCATGATTTGTTTTTGTTTGATGTAGACTTGTTTCTTTTCTTTCTGAATCCTTCTTAGGAAAGCGTAATAACAAATCTGAGTAACATATGCAAATGCATTGTTTGATTTTTCAACGTTGAAGTTACCAATGTATTGGATACAATTTTCGATTGCATCACAAATCATTTCGTCACGGTAAGTATAGTTGATGAAATTAGGTCGAGTGGATAATCGGGTAGCAATCTTATAGATACACTCACCAATATATTCAGTCATTCGAGGGGGTTCGTTCCCAGCATCTTTTGCTTCTCTAACAAGTCCATTAAACTCTGCAACTGCAGCTGTAAACTCTTTGTTATTGACGTAATGTTCTGCTTTTTTAGGGTCTTTTTTTGTAGTCATGTATACATTATACCTGTTTATCGTAGTATTGTAAGGGGCTTTTTAAATTAAATTTATTTATAAAAGCCTATAGACAAATAGAAAATGTGTGATAAAATGAATATGTCCCAAGGGGGATATACTTAGCTAATCAATAGAACGAGTATAAACTGTAACGTACCGATTAACAAAAAGAATGAAATCCCGAGGAAGATGCAGATAAACATAATATCGAGGGGATTTAGGTCGACCTTTTCCTCTTTACCAAGTCCTAGTAACAGCTTCGCGACAATTTTAAAATAGTTTTTCATTCATCCAAAACATACCGAGCATCATAAAGAATACAGTAATCTGTATAACTGCTGGGACGACGACAAATAATTGCATTGCAGAAAAGTCTCCCTTCATAAAGAAGTCTTCATCTTGCCATGCTTCTAGTTGTTCGTCTGTTGCTTCCTTCACAGTATTATTTAGTAAGGTTAATTCACCCTGTTTTAAAGATGTCAAGTCGTATACTGATTGTCTGACTACGGGTCTCTTCCAAGAGTCGTGCTTCACTTAAGTTCAACCTCAATGAATTTACCAATCATATTGATATCTGCATCTGACAACATACCTGCTTGAGCCCACATCGTGGAACTCATTGCACCGACCTCACCTCTATTCTTATAAGTGTTAAGTCTGTTAACTATGTAATCTGCAGATTGACCAGCAAGTTTTGGGAAGACTGCCATACCTTGACCTTCTTGACCATGACAAGCTGCACAACCACTCCATAAACTTCTAATTTGACTAAACTCATCTAAGTTTGCAAGAGCTTGTTTTGCTTGTAACTGTTCTACCACAGTTCCGTTTAGTTCCACATACTCTGCATAACACATACCAGTGCAAGACTGATTACTGCTATATCCTGTGTACTCTAGGTTGGGGTAAATTTTAAGTGAAAAGAATGCAAATATTACCATGCATCCTACTAGTGACATTCCTAATTCTCTCATATCATTTGAATGTGTTGTTTGAATTTTTCCAAATCTCTAACTGCTCTTAAAGCTCCAGGCTCTCTGTCACTAAAGACCCATGATGTTAAGAGTATAAAAATAAATGTATATTTCATTTGGGGTTGTATATATAAATTGCTATTAGTATTATTACTTGTAAGGAAAGACCACTGACTAAGAACCATATATCAGACATTAGGTACCAACGCTGCGATAGACGCACAGAAAATCAGACAGAGAAATACTACCTCTGTCTGTTCTCGTAGTTTATGTAGTTTATGCTTAAGCATTATCCAGCAGATGATAGAATAATCAAAAATGGTAACGCAAATGGAAGAGTCAATAGAACTAGAAATTCGATAGTGTCACAGATTTCACAAACGAATTTGTTATCTGAAACTTCTCTAGCTTTTCGCACCATGCTCTTTGCAAATAATGTTGCTGTGGACATAGTTTTCCTGTAAAGTTATATAAAAATTTTGTATATCCTGTTATAACCATGGATGATACGCACTTATTTAGACAAATAAAAAACCTAATGAATTGTTTTCTTCGGGTCGAAGTCTTCAATTTCAAAATCTTCTTCAATTAACTCTAAGTCTTCGGGGATTAGAGACTCCATTACTTTATTCAAGTAATCACGCCTCACATCGTCCGTGGTTATTTTTTGATTAGTTAAAGGGATTGATTGTGTTTCAACCATCTCCAACCATCTAGAGGAAGCCTCATCATAAAAGGGAATGAATTGTTGATTCATTACACTTCTATATAACACTTGGTCTACTGGTAACATAATAATTGGGTCTTCACTCAAGGGTGCATACGGATAAAACGTAGCAAGTGTATTGAGTTTGTCTTGAACAGTTAGTTGACATATCATAGGTAAAGTTATTTCAACACCGTTGTTTGTATCTCTTACCATACCTACAATCTCACTACCAGTCTTCAGCTTTACAACCTCGTACTTTCTGTTTGTTAAATCTTGTGGTGATGTCATTTTAAGTCGAACTGCCTTATCTCGTAGTTAAAGTTTTCCTCGTTGTATATATTTATACGTTCTTTAAGGTGATTGATAGTATGATTCTCACACTGCAAATCATCTGATATATCAAACAACCTCATGGAATCTTTACCATCGACCTTACGAAGACCTCTACCTATAGATTGAAGGTTTCTAATTCGACTTTTTGATGGTGATGCAAAGACAATATTGTCTATACGTTTAATGTTTACACCAGTTGAGAAGGTTCCGTATGATGCAAGTATGACATTGTCATCTGCCTTTTCTACATACTCTCTTACAGCCTCACGGTCTGCAACATCTGTACCACCGTAAACATAATGAAGCTTGTCACCCAGTCTTTTAAACATCTTTTGATGTAGTAGACTACCATGTTTCTCTACAAACTGAAACAATACTAAAGTATTTCCTTTCAGAGAATAGACAAGGTTGCATAAGAAGTCATTACGTAATTCATTTGATACTAGGTAATCCATCTCATCTTGGTATGACATTTTCTTTTGTTTTGTATGACGGAGTATGACACAATCTATAGAAAGATTTGCAATCGTACCTTTGTCCATTAATTCTTTTGTTGATATGACTTTCTTGACTGGGCCAAACAAACCCTCTAGTTGTAGTCTATGTACTTCTGTTCCGTCTAGTGTACCAGTACAACCGATTCGTACTGCAGTAGTCTTCATCTTCTCAAGAATACCTTTCAATACGTTTGCTTTAAATAGATGTGCTTCGTCTCCTATAACTACATCAAACGATTGCATGACTTCTTTAGGTGCTTTACTAAAACTTTGCCATGTTGATATCGTAATGTCAGAAGGGAAAACAGGTTTACCACTATAAATTTTACATATCTCTTTATCATATCCATACTCCTTAAAGTCTCCTGCCATCTGTTCCACTAATGATGTAGTAGGAACAATTATTATTGTTTTCATGTTATAGTATCTGGCCAACATATAAATGATAAGAGACTTACCACTTGCAGTGGGTGATAACAATAGTTGTCTACCGTACTTAACTGTGGACTCAAATGCATCTATCTGATAGTCTCTAGGTTCAAACGGTAAGTTTAAATCTTTGATGTTCCAATCTTTTAATTTGTGTTTATGTCCAATGACATCACCAATACCAGCAAATGCATATCCTCTTTCTCTACAGAACTCATCTACGTATGGTAGTAATCCAATATAAATTTTGTGTGTTTTGATTGAGAAAAGATATACCTTACCATCCCACCATTTGTTCTTATAACTTGGCATGAATTTTGCGTTTGGTACGGTAAAGGAAAAGTAATCATGTAGGTCTTTGGCTAAACCATCATCACAGTCTACCCTCATGAAACACTCATCTACCTTCGAGACTGTGACTTTCATTTTATTTGTATGGATATCCTATGAACCATCCCACTAGGGAAGTTCTACATCCTTGTGTAACTGGTGTTACTTGATGGTGTACAAATGAAGGGAACAATACTAATGAACCTTTTTGTTTTGCAGAATTTGGAATCTGTCTATAGTAATCTCTCATGTCTCTTGTATAATCATTAGGTGTGAGTGTATCCTTTGCACGGACATCTTCTATCCATTGAAAGTTACCACCCTCATATTCATCGGGGTCTGTTAACTGTAGAGAGAAACTTAGTTTTCTAATCATACCACTATTTGCATATGGTTCATCACTAGCATCTGTATGCCATGTGTAGAACCCACCACGTGAACCTTGTTTTGCATGATAGGTTGTATGTTGCAATGGTTCTACATTTTCTATCTCAACATTCCAACCACTTTGCTTCATTCCCATTGTTACTGCATCATTAATCTTTGTCCAAACATCACCTAAGTTTTCTTGTGCATTACCAAAAATCCATCTAATATCAGATGCTCTAATATTATCTACAACCTTACCACCGTCTCCACCAGCAGCTCTTTCTTTACCCCTGTCTTCTCCATCGGGGTCTAAGTCTAGTCTTCCACCTTGCCCAACTGCACCTTCCTCTAGAGGAAACTCCATTGCCTTACCATTAATAAATTCAACTTCGTCTGAAGTTAGTAGTGAGGGGTATGTCCATAAGTGATTTTTTAGATTCATTATTGTCCAGCCATAAACTTTCTCCAATCGATAGTGTTCTTAATCGTTTGGTGTCTCCATGTTATGTTCTGCATACATTCTTTGAGAAAGTCTACAGTAACCTTGAGGTACTCAATCTTTGCATTGAGTTCTTGTAAATCTTTATCTGCGTTGAAGAAGATACTCATATCGTTCTTCATTATTTTTAGACCATTGAATGGGTCGGGTTCCCAACCTAATTCTTTAATTCTATCGTCATCCATTTTTCCATTGAACCACAACCACTTATCTTTAAGTAAAGAGTTATAATTTTCTTGGTATTTTTTAAGGACTAGAATCTTACTGGTAAGTAAGTCTTGATATTTTGCATGGAGTTGAGGAACAGCCAAGGATGCTGTATCCAATTCAATGTCATCTATTTCACAGTCATTTGCCCATTGGGCTTTCAATTCATCTAAAGTCATAATGTATATTATACCACAAAAGGTGGGTTTTAACTAGTGGTTTCTATGTCGTAGTAAGTAAACTTAAATTCAATAGTGGCTACTACAGCCTCTCCGTCTGCACCCGATTCAAACTCTAAACCACTCAAACTGATTGGGAAACAGTCATGAAATCTAAAGTATTTATTAGGTATATTTTTGTTGGTTGTTGTAATCAAAGTTATGTCTGACATCTCTTTATCAGTTCCACCTAGGGATGCAGAGGTACCAGTTGCAGTTTGTTTACTACCAACATAGGATGCATAATCAGATGGGTCTTTGATTGGTACGATTGCATTCATCCAATCATATACTTCTTTAAAGTTTGATAAGTCTTCATCGACTAAGAAATCTACTGAGAGATTTTCAAACGTAACCTTGTCGCCTGGAAAATATGCATCCAATCCAACACCAGCACCTTGTGCAATTTCTGTAAACTGCACGCCAGGAATATTACACTTCTTAATATAGTATTCTGTTGTGGGTATCTTATCAATAAGAAGTCTAAAATTATTCTTATTGAGAATGGATTTATTAATATCAACCATGTACTCTAGTTATCCTTTTGTTAGAGGTAGTGTCATGATAGTCTTCTCCTCTATACTCTCTTGTTGTTGTTTCTTCACAAAGATATCCATCTTTTATGAATGTTGTAATGGTCTTGCGACTCAATACATTTGTTGTTTCAACTCCATTAGGAAAAACTGATTTCTCCCATGGGCCTTCTTTCACATTGATTTGTTTATCGTACATAATATTTCTCTTTAAAGGGGATGAATAATTCATCCCACAATAGTATTTAGGTTACTTCTCAGTTACAAACTCATTAAGTTGTCTTGCAGTTCTAATAACCTCTTCACCAGTGATTTCTCTTAGTGGTAAAGGTTTCTTATCATTTGGGAATGAATCGTTGTGTGCATAGATAGCGTCAACTTCCCTCTGATAATTAGAGGTCAAAAGACCTTCTGCTTGTGATAATAAGTCGGCTCTGATTTCGAACCCCGATTTTGAATTACTCATATTTTCTCCTGTGTGTGTATGTGTAATGTACTGTATTGTACCTTGTATTTATGGTGTTTGGATATGCCAGAACCTACGGAAGTGAACATAATTTGGTGGTATGGATGCATGTTTGACTGGTTGGTTTGGGTTTTTAGGATGTACATCTTCCAGTGTCCAATCGTATACATCTCTTCTATACACTTCGTTAGGTACGATTATACCAAAGTCGGTATTCAAATCTTCATCATCGTACCTTGTATAAGTCTTACCTATCTCGTCTAAGTATGTTTCTACATGAGTATCATTGAACATAGCTTCCCACATATCAAACCCATTAAATATCCTAGAATTTTTTTTCTGCATGCCTGTATCTACCCAAACTGTAGACATCTCTTCTTGTCTGAACCACGGTTCAGCTGTTGGTAATGTATTAACTGCAGTTTCCAAAAACATTTCGTCTGCATGATTGAATGCTCTTCTCAAATCATCATATATATTTTGGACATGATATAGAGTACCAAAGTGAATAATCAAATCCCACTTTCTATTAAATGACCACTCTTCATTATGATTGATACACAACTTCTCTGAGTCTGTTTCTATGGAATCCAGTAGTTCTTGTCTTGCATCTGCATAGGAAACCGTTGCACCTAGTTTCTCAAAGTGTCTACCAATCAATCCATGTGCAGTTCCTAGTTCTAGGATAGTCTTCCCATCAAACCAGTCTTCGCCTTTACAATCAATAACTTTTTGAACTCTTTTTTCTGTTGGTAGGTACATTGTATCTATTTGACCTGTAGTTTCATTCTTCCATTTAAAGAAACCTTCCAACCCTTCACCATACTTAATCATCTTCATACAGGTATTTATCGCCAAAAAAAACCCCTCGTGAGAGGGGTTTTTAGTATTCCCGAAGGAATTAGAACCGAAGTCCTTACAGAATGTTTGACACTGCAAATTTTCTGTA